ACCCAGGGTCTCGATCTTCTACGATGCAAGCACCGACCGAGTGGTCGAGGAAATGGCCATCTGGGGCAAGATCTACATCATCCCCAGGTGGTCGGTGGTCTCCGGGACGCAGTACGGCTCGAGCCCGGCGACGGTCGCGGCGCTGCCCGAGGGGCGCCTCCTGCAGGCGATGGTGCTAACAGTGCTGGAGGCCGGCGAGAAGGCCGTCAACCCGCCCCTCATCGCCACGAAGGACGTCGTCAAGAGCGACATGCAGCAGTTCCCTGGCGGGGTGACCTGGGTCGACGCCGAGTACGACGAGCGCCTGGGCGAGGCCCTGCGGGCGATGAACATCGATGTGAAGGGCCTGCCGATCTCCCTCGAGATGGTGAAGGATTCGCGCGCGGTGCTCTCGCAATGCTTCTTCCTGAACAAGCTCCGCGCCTTCAACCCGACCACCGACCCGACGATGACCGCCTTCCAGGCCGGGCAGATCGTGCAGGAATATATCCGCGGCGCCCTGCCCCTCTTCGAGCCCATGGAGATGGACTACAACGGAGGTCTTTGCGAGGAGACCTTCGAGATCCTCTACCGCAACGGCGGATTCGGGCCGATGGACCAGATCCCGAGGTCGCTGCGCAACGCCGACATCGACTTCCGCTTCGAGAGCCCGCTGCACGACGCGATCGAGGCCCAGAAGGGCACGAAGTTCCTGGAGTTCGGACAGATCGTCGCGCAGGCCGTACAGCTCGACCCGAGCGTTGCGCACGTCCCAGACGCCGTGGCGATCCTGCGCGACGTCGCGCAAGGAATCCGCGTCCCGGATCTGTGGCTCAGGACCGAGTCCGAGGTGCAGGCCGACAAGGCCGCGGTCGCAGACCAGGCCCAGAGCCAGCAGATGCTCGACACCATGCAGAAGGGCGCGAACGTCGCCCAGACCCTGGGTGCGGCGAAGAAGGACATGGTCCAGGCTGGCGCACCAGCGCCGGTCGCCCCGTAACGCATGGCTGTCAAGACCAAGAGCCAGCGCCAGGCGATCGACGACCACGCACCATGGCTGCCGCCGCCCTTCGAAGATCACATCGCGCTCGCGGTGCGCGCGGTCACCAACGGAACTGCCACTGCGCAACAGCAGCGTCAGGCCATGGAGTGGATCATCAACATCGCCTGCGCGACCTACGACCTCGCCTATCGGCCCGGTGATCGGGAGGGCGAGCGCAACACGACTTTTGCACTTGGGCGACAATTCGTCGGCCAGCAGCTCGTGAAGCTTCTGAAGATCAAAATCGGACTACTGAAGAAGGAGGAGAAATGAGCACCGCAGCTGGACCTGGAACGAACGTAAGCGGCAGCAGTGGTGGGGGGGTACAAAGTACCGGGGGCGGCGCGAGCTCCGGTGCCGGAGCCTTCTCCTGGAACGACGGCTGGAGGAGCCAGATCGCCGGCACGCTTTCGACCGGAGGGGTGGACGCGGCCGAGCTGAAGCGGCTCGAGCGATTCACCGACCCGTCGCTCATCTACAAGTCCTACCGCGAGCTCGAGAACAAGATCGCCTCCGGTGAGTTCAAGCCCCAGCTACGAAAGGACGCAACCGCAGATGAGACCGCGCGCTGGCGCGCGGAGTCCGGGATCCCGCTGAAGGCCGAGGACTACAAGGTCAACATGCCTGCCGGCCGGCAGCCGCCGAAGGAAGATGACGCATTTCTCAAGAGCTTCCTCACGAGCGCCCACGCCTCGAACTACACGCAGGCCCAGGTCGACGGCGCCATCGGTGCCTTCTACGCCGAGGTCGATCGCCAGGCCGAGACCCTGACCGCGGCAGAGAAAGCCGCGGAGGGGAAGTGCGAGGACGCGCTGCGGCTCGCCTGGGGTGCCGACTACCGCACGAACAAGGCGATGGAGGAGGCGCTACTCGCGCGCGCGCCGGCAGGCTTCCGGGATCGGTTCCTGAACGGATACCTCGCCGACCACACCAAGATCAACGCCTCACCCGAAGCCCACCAATGGCTCGTGCAGATGGAGCGCGAGATCAACCCGGCGGCCACTGTCCTTCCGGGCGTGCATCAGGGAGCTGGCGCGAACCTCGAGGCAGAGCTCGCCGGGCTGAAGAAGATGATGAAGGACCCGAACAGCGAATACTGGAAAGGCCCGAAGGCGGAGGCGAACCAGGCTCGCTACCGCGACCTGATCGAAGCCGACGAAAAGCTGAGGGCGAAGGCTGGGGCCAAGCAAGCGGCATAGGTTCGGCAGCGGGGTAGAGCAGCTGGCAGCTCGTCTGCTTCATTGGCAGAAGGTCAGTGGTTCGAATCCACTCCCCGCAACCCCAATTTGCGCTGCAGTTTCGCGCGGTGTATAAGACGCTCTTGTAGCTAAGAGCCGAAGCGCGGCCCCGTCCCCCGGCAGCAGGCCCCGAAAGGGTAACCCTGCCAAGGGACGAGATGGGCAACCCGAGCCAGGTCGACAACTCGACTTCGCGAAAGGAGCCCATCATGGGCAAGCTGAAACGCGCAATCGTAGGACTGGCCCTCGCGGCCGGCGCGCTGGTTGCCAGCGCAACGGAGGCCATCAAGGCCCCCTTCACCCCGACGTATTCTCCGCTCTACGGTCTGACCGCATCCCCGGTCGAACGCGCCGTCTGGTCGATCTTCGGCCCGATCGCGCGCTGGCTGCTCGCGCCCTTCGGCGGCGCCGGCCTCTCGAGCGTCGCATCGATGCTGGACACCGCCTACCAGACGCAGTACCGCGATGAGTTTATCGCGGCCTTCGAAGCGAAGCAGACGCTGCTTCGCGAGACCGTGACCACCGAGGCGGTGATCAAGGGTCAGCAGGCCGTGTTCCTCGTGGCAGGCTCCGGGGGTGACATCGCCAAGACGCGCGGCGCGAACGGGCTCATCCCGGCGCGCAACGACAACCTGGCGCAGAACACCGTCATCCTCTCGGAGTGGCATGACCTCGTGCGCAAGACTGGCTTCAACATCTTCGCGAGCCAGGGTAACCAGCGCCAGATCATGCAGCAGACGAGCATGATGGTGATGAACCGCAAGATCGACGACCAGATCATCACGATCCTGAACACCGGAACCGTGGCGATCGGCGCCGCCGGCGCGGTGCCCACCGTGAGCCTCTTCCAGAACGGCCGCGTGAAGCTCTCCAACGCGAGCGTGCCATGGGACTCGAACGTGACGTTCGCGTGCCAGCCCTCGGTGCTGGCGTTCCTCGAGCAGGCGCCGGAGTTCTCCAACGCCGACTACGTCGACACCCAGTCGTTCAGCGGGTCGGAGGCGAACAGCCCGACCTGGCGCGACAAGCCGATGGCGTACCGCTGGAGGAACTGCCTGATCATCGAGCACCCGAATCTTCCTGGGAAGGCGACGGCGTCCGAGAAGTCGTTCCTCTACCACAAGACCGCTCTGGGTCACGCGGCGAATTCGGGCTTCATCGAGACCGCGGTGGGCTACAACGACGAGCAGGCCTACACCTACGCTCGCACGACTTGTTACATGCAGGCGCTCTTGCTACAGAACGCGGGCATCGTCGTGTTCACCACGGACGGCACGATCTACGGCTAAAAGGCCACGGGCCTGCTAGTTGGCCCCGGAACATCGGGGCCGACATCCGGGCTGAAAATCAAGGAGGGCCACCATGGCCTACAAAGGAACCACCAGCCTCGCAACCGACGCCAACCCGCCCCGCTGCATCACCGCGGGGATGTGGGGCCTGCGCTCGACCTCGGTGCTCCCGAGCTCGGTCGGCGGCCAGAACGTCTGGCTCTACAACACCACCGACTCGAGCACGGATCTCGTGACCGCGAACTGGTTCGTCGATGCGTTCTACATCGGCATGCGCCAGGGCGACATGATCATGGGCACGTTCACGACCGGAAGTTCGGTCAGCGCCTACATCGGCGTGATCGGCGCGGTGACGACCAACGGCGCGAACATCGCGTCCTCGGGCGGCCAGCTCCGTTCGGCGTAATCGCAGCAAGGCGGGACCCCGCGCGGGGCCCCGCCGGCAGCACCCCGTCAACGAGGAGAGGAGAAGCACATGAACCAACCGCTGGTGATGAACCCGAAGTACGACCCGGCCGCGCCGGTCGTGCAGCAACAGCTCCTGCAGCTCGCACCCGACGCGCTCGAGCTCCTGGACCAGGTCAGCAACCGCTTCGACGCCGTTGTCCCGCAGGGGGTCTCCCCCGAGGACGTCCTGAAGCCCGCCTTCTGGGCCCACCACGCCGTCAAGTTCCAACCGATGAACGAGATCCGCGCGCGCTGCGTGGACGGCACCTGGGTGGGCTACTACCTCGTCACCGACTGCTCGAGGACCTGGGCGCGTCTGCATCCGCTCTCGGTCCACCGGCTTTCGACCTCCGACGTGTCCGAGAGCCAGGCCGAGTCCCTGGAGAAGATGAAGGTGGTTTACGAGGCCCACAAGATCGTGCACCGCGGGCCCCACAAGTGGTCCGTCGTTCGCAAGATCGATTCCGCCGTGCTCGTGCAGGACCTCGAGCAGAAGGACGCGGCGCAGACCTGGCTCGACGCCTACGCAAGGAAGGAAACGAGCGGGGCTTCGATCCCTGTGGCGCCCGTAGCCACAGCGAGCTCCTAACCGGAGGCCCGGATGGCTGACCGCCTCCGGATCTACAACGGGGCGCTCCTCATCTGCAGCGAGCGCCAGCTCGACCTCGCGAACGGGCTCACCGAGCTCCGCGAACCGAGGTTCCTGCTCGATCTCGTCTGGAACGACGGCTTCCCGCGCGCGGTGCTCGAGGGCGCCCAGTGGCACTTCGCCATGCGTTCGGCGCGCCTGGACTACGAGCCATCCATCCAGCCCGACTGGGGATTCAACCGGGCCTTCACGAAGCCCACCGACTGGGTGCTCACGAGCGGGGTGTTCCAGGACGAGCGCATGCTCTCGCCGCTCACCGCCTACGCCGACGAGCGCGGCTATTGGTTCACCGACCTGGACCAGATCTTCGTGAAGTACGTCTCCGATGACCCGGTCTACGGAGGCGACCTTTCCCGCTGGCCGCAAAGCTTCGTCGAGTACGTGAAGGCCTTCATGGCCGAGAAGATCATCCGCAAGCTGCCAGGCGGGATGGACCGCGTCGCCGACGTCGAGAAGGTGCTCGCCAAGGCCTTGATCACGGCGAAGAACCGCACGGCGATGACGCAGCCCACGACCTTCCCCACCCGCGGCACCTGGGCAAGGGCAAGGCTCGGCGGTCGCCGGCTCCTCGGAACCTTCGACGGCGGCAACCAGAACCAGCTGATCGGATAGCCGGGTGAAAACCCGGGTCGCCAAGCTCGCCTTCAACCGAGGCCTCGTGTCGCGCCTGGGCCTCGCGCGCGCCGATATCAAGCGCCTCGCCATGGCGGCCGAGATCCAGACCAACTGGGTGAGCCGAACGCTGGGTAGCATGATGCTCAGGCCAGGGACGGAATTCCTGGGCGACAGCCAGAACGACAACAAGGCGAAGCACATCGGCTTCGTATTCTCGGTCGCAGACAAGGCGCTGATCGAGCTCACCGACCAGACCATGAGGGTGTGGATCCGCGACGTGCTGGTCGCGAGAACCGCAGTGAGCACCGTGGTTGCCAATGGCAACTTCGATGTGGACCTCTCCAACTGGACCGACAACGACGAGGCCGGAGCGACCTCGGCCTGGGTCGCCGGTGGCTACATGGGCCTCACCGGGAACGGGAGCGCGGCAGCCATCCGCGACCAGCAGATCAACGTCGCCGCGGCGGATTCGAACGTCGAGCACGCGCTGCACATCATCATCCAGCGCGGGCCGCTCATGCTGAGGGTGGGAACGGCGGTGGGCCTGGATGACCTCATCAGCGAAACTGAGCTCGCAACAGGGGTCCATTCGCTCGCCTTCATGCCAGTCGCCGGGCCGGTCTGGATCCGCTTTTTCTCCAGGCTCGAAAGGATCACGCTCGTCGACTCCTGCCAGATCGAAGCGGCTGGCGTGATGATGATCTCGGCCCCGTGGCTCGAAGCAGACCTGGACAACATCCGCCACGACGCCTCAGCCGACGTGATCTTCATCGCGACCGACGGCTACCAGCAGCGCAGGATCGAGCGCCGCGCCGCGCGCTCCTGGTCGGTGGTGCGCTACTACACGAACGACGGGCCCTACATCACGGAGAACATCGGCCCTATCACCATGACCCCAGGTGCCCTTTCGGGAAACAGCCAGCTGATCGCGAGCGCGGCGTACTTCAAGAGCACGAATGTGGGATCGCTTTTCCGCCTGAGCTCCGATGGCCAATCGGTCAACGTGTCGGTGACGGCCGCCAACCAATTCTCGGGCCCCATCCGGGTGGAGGGCGTGACCTCGCAGCGCATCTTCTCGCTCTCGATCGTCACGGCGCCGCCGGGAGCCGCCACGATCACGCTGCAGCGCTCCCTCGTCGGCCCGACCGGCCCGTGGACCGATGTGGCGAGCTATGGCGCCGACACCACCACGACCTTCAACGACGGCCTCGACAACCAGATCGCCTGGTACCGAATCGGCTGCAAGTTAGGGGATTACACCGGAGGAACCCACAGCTGCACGCTCGACTACACCGTGGGGTCGATCACCGGGGTATGCCGGGTGACCGCCTTCACATCGAGCGTGAACGTCGACATCGAGATCATCACCGACTTC